AGCCATGCTGAAACGATATCCCAGCATGGCTCACTGGCTACGGCAGCTGCGACAGAAGCACACAGCTCACTGATTGACCGGTTGCATGCTGCGAATCCGCTGTCCTCGCTTAACGCGCTACGCACGGCACTGATGAACCCGTTGTTGGCGATCACAGCACAAGCCGGTGTCGTGTTATCCGGTCTGGATGTACTGGCCTACCCGCGCGCTTGGGGGAATGATATTTCTGCGCTGGTAAATGGGTTATTGGATATTCGTGCCTTCGGCAGCAACCTTACCGCCGACTGGGCGAGTATTCAGAGCGACCTTAACGCATTTTCAATCTTCAGTACCCCAACTGCGACGTCTTCCACCGCGACACAAGCATTATCTGGGAATAACTCAACTGAAGCACAAGCTGTTTCTGCTACCGCCGCCACTATTCAGGTAAATACAGCGGTCGGACTGGCGAATGCGGCCAGCTATATGCTGGGCGCTGAAGCCACCACACCGACACTTTCACCTGTCGCGATTGAGACGATTGCTAATACCGCCCGCACCGCTATTGAGGTGGCTATCGAACAGGTACGCGCCTGTTACGGCATCGAACAGAGTCGCCCGATCACAGAACCGCTTAAGGATCAGGCGCTGGCCGTGCAGGAGACTGCCCGCGCAATTATCGCGGCGCGTCCGCCGCTTATCCTGCGCACCGTGGAAGTAAGTGGCAACTTCAGACTGTTAGCCCATCTATGGTACGGCGATCACACGCGTGCGCCTGAGCTATATCGCCTGAACGATGCGCGTAGTCCGTTCGTCGAGGCTGGAGATCGCATTCATGCCTACGCCAGCTGAATCCGTCGAACTGCTGATTGCAGGTAAGACACATCGCGACTGGTCTGGTTACGAGATTGATTCTGATCTGCTCACGCCTGCCGATGCCTGGCATGTCACACTGGGAATGTCGGGTGGCATGATGCCGCCCGATGTCGCGCCAGGCGCACCAGTCATCGTTAAGGTCGGTGGCGACACGGTATTGACCGGGCGTGTCGATGAAGTCAGTCATCAGGTCAGTAAAACAGCGCATAACTTCTCAATGTCGGGGCGCGATCATGCGGCAGTGCTGCTGGATTGCTCTGCACCGATCTTTACCAAACAGATGGTCAGCCTCAAGGAACTCTGCACCGCCCTGACACGCGACTTCGGTATCAAAACGCCGCGCATCGATGCGGACAGTACCCGCATTCGCGAGAAGATCAATGTCGAACCTGGCGATAGCGCATGGGACGCACTAGTACATGCTGCGGAGGCTAATGGCCTGTGGCCGTGGTTTGAACCGGACGGTACGCTGGTGATCGGTGGACCCGATTACAGCCAGCCAGTGGTAGCCACGCTGGTACTACGCCGCGATGGCCGTGGCAATAATGTACTTAGCCTGGATAAAACTGAATCTGTCACCGAGCGTTATTCACAAGTAACGGTGCTGGGGCAAACTCACGGCACGGCGACTGAGCCGGGCAAACACGCGCTGACTGCGACAGCAAAGGATACCGGCATCAGCTGGTACCGACCGAAGATCGTCACCGACCATGAAACAGACAATTATGCGGTTTGTCTTGATCGTGCAAAAAAACTGATTTCGGATAGCAGGCTAAAGGGGCTAACGCTGACCGCTACGGTACAAGGACATCGGATCATCGGCGCGACCGATGCAGTGCCACTGCTCTGGAAGCCAGGACAGCGGGTTTATGTGATATCCGAGCCGCACGGCATCGAGGCGGTGTATTTTCTGATGGCGCGTAAATTCACGCACAGCCGCAGCGAGGGAAAGCGCACTGCATTACGGCTCAAAGAAGATAGAGTCTGGATCATGGATGCTCACCCGCACAAGAACAAGCACCGGCGCGGAAAGAACAGCGCTCCTATACAGATCATTGATGGGTCGGGCGCAACAAAGTGATCGCTCAAATCGATAACCGTATTCGGCGCGCACTGAGTGGCATCCGCCTTGCCTTTCGTGGGGTAGTGACGCTAGTCAAAGCAGCGGGCGCGGTGCAGCTGATACAGGTTGACGGGATGAGCGGCGAGCGCTTACAGGATACCGAGCTGTTTCAGCACTTCGGTTTTACCAGCAATCCGCCTGCTGGCACGATGGCGATCGTACTTCCGATCGGAGGAAAAACGGCGCACGGAATCGTCATAGCAACCGAAAATGGCAACCTGCGCCTGAAAGGGTTGGCCAGCGGCGAGACGGCACTTTACAACCAGTGGGGAGATTACGTCATTCTCAAGGCCGACCGGCGCATGCAGGTATTTTCCGCTGTCGCCGTGGACATCACCACGCCGCTGGTGACAACCAGTGGTGATCTGCATGTAGGTGGCAGTATCGTCGCCCAGGGCGATATCAGCGACCACGGCACCAAGAGCATGTCCAATATGCGTATGCTCTATAACGACCATACTCACAGCGATCCGCAGGGTGGCAGCGTCGCTGCACCTGCAAGCCAAATGTAATCCCCCGGAAGTCTTTCCGTCTTAACTGCATTCATGCGCGCGCGTAACCTGCGCACATGGACTCCCGAATCGACCCCACTAACCGCGACTATGTGCTGATCAATGGCACACCGCAACGCGACCCCGCTGATGGCTTGGCCAACGCCTGTTACTTGCGTCTGGAAACTCCGCTCGGCAGCTATTGGGCAGATAAAACGTTGGGAAGTCGCCTGCACGAATTGCAGCGCGAAAAGGATTTGTCGCGCGTGGCCATGCTGGCCAAGCAATACGCCGAACAGGCGCTGGCACCGATTCTTGCTGATGGTCGTGCTACACAAATCAATGTATCCACCGAGCGTATGCCGGGGCGTCTCAACCTGCTGATCGAGGTGCTGGCGGCCAGTGGCGAAACGTTAACTTTCAAGCATCCTGTACAGGTGGTTTAACGCTATGCCCAACATTACTCCAGATTACCGTCAGATCCGCGCCGATATCCTGCGCGACATTGCTAATCTGCAATCCAGTGCTTCGACCGGAGCTGATTCGGATTTTGCAATCCGCGCCAATGCGACGGGAGCGGCTATCGAGGGTTTGTACCAACACCAGCAATGGATCGTGCGTCAGATTTTTCCGGATACCGCTGACAGTGACTATCTTGAACGCCATGCAAGCCAGCGTGGGATATATCGTAAAGCTGCCTCTTCAGCAACCGGTGTGGTGCGCATTACCGGCGCAGCGGACAGCGCTGTGCCGATCGGCACTGAAGGAAAACTAAACAACGGCATCGCTTTTGTGACCACCGTATCTGCACTGATCGGTGTTGGTGGCACAGTGGAAATACCCGCCAAAGCGATTGTCGCGGGTCTGGCGGGCAATCAGATTGCCGGTGCCACAATGACTTTGAGCGCTGCACCTGCTGGTGTGCAATCACAAGCCAGTATCGTCAGTATGACGGGCGGCACGGATATCGAAATTGATGCCGATTTGATGGCGAGGTTGCTGATAAAAATACGTCTGCCGCCCGCCGGTGGCGCAGTACATGATTATGCAGCTTGGGCACTAGAAGTGCCGGGGGTAACCGATGCCTATATTTACCCTCAGCGACGTGCTGCCAACAGCGTGGACGTAGTGATCGAGGTGGCAGGTGGGCTGCCGTCCGTACAAATGATCGATGATGTATACGCCTATGTCGAAAGCGTGCGGCCGGTTTGCGCAAATGTACTGGTGATGGCACCGCAATTGCTGGTCGTCGATATTGCCGCTGTGCTGACGCTTTCTGGCACGACACTGGAGATAGCCACGGCGCGCGTCAGAATTATGCTGCAAGCCTATTTTGCATCGCTGCATGTGGGCGATGTCGTGCGAAAAATCAAAATCGAATCGCTGATTACGAGTATTGCGGGTGTCATCGATGTGAATCTGACCAGTCCGGCTACTAACGTCGTTCCGCTGGTTGATGCAGTCCATTCTCAGATTGCTTCGCTGGGTACGGTAACACTGACATGACACATAGCGATCTGCTGAAACGCCTGCTACCGCCGGTTGCATACGATCCGAATGCCCCAGTACTGTCCGCCGAACTGGCCGCAGAAGGTCGCGCACTGGATGCAGCTCAATCTTCTGCTGATCGGATTCTTATTGAATCTGACCCGCGCACGACGATGCAGATGCTTGTTGACTGGGAGCGCGTTGCAGGGTTGCCGGATCGCTGTAGCGCAGACCTTGTATTAAGCCTCGAACAAAGACAAGCCGCTTTGACTGCAAAGCTCACTTTACAAGGTGGACAAAGCCGCGCCTATTTTATTGCAATGGCAGAGAAGTTTGGTTATCCCGGGGCAACGATCACCGAGTTTAATCCAATGACCTGCAATGACACCTGCAACGATGCGTTATCGAGCGAGGATGACCGATTCGTCTGGCAAATCAATCTACCCAGTGACGGTGGTGTTTTCATCGCCAATTGCAATAGTGACTGCAACTCATCTTTGGCGTCGTGGGGCGATGCCCAGGTTGAATGTGCTATCCGTAAATTCAGTCCGGCCAATACCACACCCGTATTCGCATACGTTTAACAAGGAGATAACAATATGCATCGCATAAATACGCCCAATAAAGTACCTGATCTGTTCGGGGTGGGTAAGCACGGCTGGCGTGATGGAGACAAGGCTGCCGGTATCAATGCAACTGAGTTTAACGCTGCCTTCCAAAACACAATTCAGGAGGAGCTGGCCAGTATTCCTGAGGCTGCCGGATTGGTATTGGGAGAAGGTAATGCTCAGATTTTGCAGGCATTAAATGTCCTGTTTGCGCCAAAAAATATGGATTTTGGCACCCTACCATGAAATCAATCCCTCAATTCAAGCGTGGCGACACGTTTAGCCTGGCTTGTACTTGGAAGGATGGCGGCGTGCCAACCTCTGTGGCAGGACTGACGATTACATCTCAGCTTCGCACGTATGGCGCGTTAACGCTGGTTGCGGACCTGACTGTAATAGTCAGTGATCAGCTTGTTTCTCCGGGCGCCTTCGTTCTGATTTCCGATAGTACCGGCCAGTGGCCTGTTGGCGCGATGGTCTGCGATATAGAAGTTGCTCAGGACGGGATCATTCGTTCATCTGAATCTTTCCTGGTTCCGGTCACTGAAGGTGTCACTAGATGAACATGCCGGGGCCGAGCATTGAGATTGTTTCTAATCCTCAATTCTCGCTGGATATGGCGGCGCTCCCGGCACCCAGCGTCAGCATCAGCGCGCCCGCTCCGGTATTGATTGAAGTAGCGTTCGCCCCGATCGGGCCGCGCGGATTACCCGGTGGTCAAGGTGCGCAAGGAATTCAGGGGCCGCCCGTTGATACAAGTTCACTCACGCTCGATGGTGGTTATTTTTAATAAGGAGATTTGAATGCCAAACACAATACAAATAAAACGCAGTGCCACAACCGCCACCCCGCCAGCACTGGCCGTAGGTGAGCTTGCGTGGTCGGAGGCATCACAAAACCTGTTCATCGGTGAATCTGGTTCTGTAGTTAAGGCCGTTGCCGGATCAGGCACTTTTGCCCGCAAGACGGATGCGATCGCAATCACAGGCGATGCAACCGGCACCGGTACGCTGTTCAGCGGCATTGCAATCACGTTTGTTAATACGGGTGTGGTTGCAGGCTCCTACGCCAAAGTGACCGTTGACGCAAAGGGACGTGTGACAGCAGGCGGCTCGCTGGCCGCTGCCGACATCCCCTCACTTGACTGGAGCAAGCTCACCACCGGAAAACCCACCACGATGGCGGGTTACGGCATCACCGATTACCTGCAACTGGGCGCAACTGCCGGAGCCGCGCTGGCTGCCGCAGGATCTGCCGGTGTATCAACCAGTGCCGCCCGGTCAGATCACGTCCATGCCTATCCGACGGCGGCTCAGGTCGGCGCAGTGGCCACTACCCAGATCGGCGCAGCCAGCGGCGTTGCTTCGCTGGGACCTGACGGGAAGGTGCCGTCAGCGCAGCTGCCCGCGTCGACGGTGGGCGGGTTGAATTACCAGGGCACGTGGAATGCCAGCACTAATACGCCGACGATTATCGCCGCCGCAGCTGGCAATAAAGGCTATTACTACAAAGTCAGCGTAGCGGGTGCCACCGTTGTGGACACCATCAGTGACTGGAAGATCGGCGACTGGATCGTCAGTAACGGCGCTACCTGGGATAAGGTAGACAACACCGAAGCGGTATCCAGCGTCAACGGTCAATCTGGTGCAGTTACCATCTCCGACATCGCCGGCAACGCGGGCACGTCCACCATCCTGCAAACCGCGCGCACCTTGAGTTACACCGGCGATGCCACTGGCAGCGGAGTCTTCAACGGCTCGGCTAACGTGGCGTTTTCGCTCACGCTGGCCAACACCGCTGTGATTGCGGGAGCGTATGGCTCAGGCACAGCAATACCGACGTTCACGGTTGACGGCAAGGGGCGACTGACGGCAGCAGGATCGGTTGCCATCACGCCCGCCTGGGCGAATATCACAGGCAAACCAACGACGCTGGCCGGCTACGGTATCAGCGATGCTTTGTCATCGAGCGCGGCTATTGACGGCGGGACGTTCTAGCTATGAATGTGATCCAGATGCGGCGCAGTGCCACAGCTGGCATCGTGCCGACTGCTGCACAACTGGCATCAGGCGAGCTGGCGTTAAACGTGGCAGATGGCCTGATGTTCTTTGAGCGTAGCGACGGCACGGTGGTGCAAGTGCCATCCTACCCGACCAATTGGGCCGCGATGGGCAGCAATCTCAACATCGACTTCGGATCTCTGGGTAATCCGAGCGCCCCGGTCATTTCATTTAGCAGCCCCGCATCCGTAGGGCTGGATTTTGGAGGAACACTATGAGCATACAATTTAAACGAGGCACAACGGCACAGCACGCCATCTATGTCGGGGCGGTTGGAGAGCTGACATTCGATACCGATAAGAAGGTGGCGGTTTTACATGACGGGGTGACGGCGGGAGGATGGCCGCAGCTGGGCTTTTCGCAGGCTTTCACCCAGGCGCTAGCCGATGAGCGATATTCCGCTCTAGGAGGACTAGCGACACAGCTATTTAGTGTTGCTCCCGCCACATTGGACAGCCATGCAGTTAATCTTGGGCAGTTTCTAAGTTCGAAAGCCGTAAATGGCTACCAGAAGTTGCCAAGTGGTTTAATTATTCAATGGGGAATTGTCAATTCCATTGTGCCTGGAGGCGCGACGGGGACGACATTTCCTATCGCATTCCCAAACGCGTGCACATTCGTGATTAATATTCCGGCAGCTAACAACGCTTCGGGTAATGCGACGAACTTGATATCCGCGAAAACAACAACTGGATTTTCTGGTGCAAATTGGACGGGGATCACTACGTCTTTCAACTGGCTGGCCATCGGATATTAAGGAAAAATCATGTCCTACTTATACTCAAAATCAACAGGCGGGTTTTACACCGCAGATATTCACGGTGACAGCATTCCGGCGGATGCGATCGCAATTACTAATGAAGAGCATGCGGTATTGCTCGATGCGCAGTCACAAGGCAAGCGTATCCAGTCCGATTCGGAGGGTAGGCCTATTGCGGTTGATCACGTTCCAACTACTGACGAACTGACTGCAACTGCTCGACAACAACGAGATAGCCTTGTTTCTGCCGCCGCGTGGCGTTATGAACGGCATTCCCGCGAGTTGCGTATCGGCTTGGCACCAACCGATGATCTGGCTGCGCTGGACATCTACATGCAGGGGCTGGCAGATGTTCCGAAACAGGCGGGTTTTCCTGGATCAATCACATGGCCGATTGCACCATGATCGCCGCCGTTATCAAGTGGGCTTTCCTCGCCGTCGCTGGGATTATCGTCACTATTCTGGCGATGATCCTCGCACCGGTACTCGCACTGTTCCGGCAGGCCGACGACCGTCTGCCACCGTGGCTGTCATGGTTCCAGCAGCCCGATACACCATGCTGTGGTGATGCGGCGTTTCATGCGAATCAAATGGCGTGGACGTCCAGCAAATACCTATGGACGGTGTTCTGGCAGTGGCGCAATCCGGCCTACGGATTTGATGCCGCCGTGCTGGGCGCTCAGGTGTTGGATGGCTTCGTATATTCCTCTTGCGGTGACGAGCTGGTGAGTAATACGCCACTTCATGAGGGGTGGGTATTCCGCAAGTTGGTGATTGGCAGCGCTACCTACTGGCAGCTCTACTTCGTGCACGGCTGGACAGACACGAAATGCCTGCGTGTGAATCTTGGTTGGAAACTCTGGGGCGACCTGCAACCAGGACAAACCCGTTCGCTGGTGATCAGCGCAAATCCGTGGATCGCCTGCGCCAAGTGATTCTTGAGTTTTGAGTTTTGAGTTTTGAAATAGATAAAGAGAGAGCGACCGAGATCATGCGTCAACATGACCTTGGCCACTTATAACCCACAGATTGACCTGTGAGCCAAAGCCAAGGCTCCCTACCACGTCGACGCGGCAGGCGAACCTTAGCACATTTTTAACCAGTGAAAAGGGCTTACAGCATGAACAAAACAACATTTGCATCCATCATCCCGTGGATCGGTGGAAAACGCCGTCTGGCCAAGCGCATCATTCCGTTGTTTCCGGAACATACCTGCTATGTCGAACCGTTCTGCGGTGCGGCGGCGATCTACTTCATGAAGGATCAAACCAAGGTCGAGGTGCTGAACGACATCAACGGCGAACTGGTGAACCTCTACCGCGTGGTCAAACACCACATGGACGAGTTTGTCCGTCAGTTCCGCTGGTCGTTGACCAGTCGCCAGATGTACAAATGGCTACAGGACACCCCGGAAGAAATCCTCACCGATATCCAGCGTGCAGCACGTTTTTTTACCTGCAGAAGAACGCCTTCGGCGGCAAGGTCAGCCGCCAGACCTTCGGCACGGCCACCACCAGCGCACCACGCCTCAACCTGCTGCGTCTCGAAGAGGATTTGAGCCAGGCGCATCTGC